GACTAGAACAGGTTAAAGAAAGACTATCCAGGGCCGAGAGCGAGATGAGTCAAATCGCGGAACAACTGCGACAGGCGGAGAGGGAGTAAAAACGTCCGATGGAAGACAGAAAGATTATAGACACGAATGGGTGGTTCTTTGATCACATGTTTTCACTCGTATGTTTTTTCCTAGGAGGCAAATCCGTATGTGGGGCAAATGCTTTATGGAGCCATATGTCTAGCAGCACTCAGGAAGTGGGTGAAAGTGATTGGATAAAAGCCAGTTTGGAAAACAGGGTATGTAATAGGTGTGTGAGCACTGTGCAAAGTGTGGCGACAAGGTTGAATGGGACCGCATTCTAAAGGGGTAATCCAGTGGCGAAATATGGAGTGAATTATTATAAAGTAGGACAATTAATAAACATTTACCCAGATAGTGAAATAGCCAAGCGTTTGAACATATCGAGAGAACGAGTTAGGCAATTAAAGATAATGGTAAGAAATAGGAAAATAGGGGAGAAGAGTGGGAAATGGAGATTTAGAATTAGACCTTGTTCAAAGTGTGGACAAAAGTTTGAGCCGAGGTATCAATTCAGCTCTACCTGTGGATGTATGGATTATGCTTATTCCAGGGTGAAGAAGTTGATGTGTGCCTCTACCTAGGAAATTGAACCCATTGCAAAGTAGGTGTCATATATGGTATAAATTACATTATGCCAAAAAAAGGAAATAAGCCACTAACTGGGGACGAAATAGAGCACATGTTGTTCTGGTGGGTAGCTTTGAGTGGAAACAGTAATAAAGTTGCCCAGAAGATGACAGAGTATCGTGGAAAGAAAACCAGCCGAAAAGTAGTGTGGCAAATAGCGCAGAAGCATGACTTTGATGCTAAAGCCCCTATTTTGAAGGCGAAGGTAGACGCTGTTCTTGCGAAGCAGAGTAGCACTGATTTGGCCCCGAGAACATCGCAGGAGATCCACCTGACGGAAGTTGGTTTGGATCTCCTATCTATTGATAGGGCTATTATTAAGCAATCGAAACGATTCATGCTTGGGGACAAACGGTCTAACACACCCTTTAGGAACGTGGGGGAAGTTATATCTGCCCTAAAGTATGTAGCCGAAACCGTGCCTGGATTAATGGGACAAAACACGAACGAGATGCGTGATTCGGCTTTGGTCTCTGCCGAAGTTAATATAACGCAAGACTTTACAGAGTTGTTGAATCAACTAGAGCCGGAACAGAGAGATAGAATTATTTCCCGATACAGGGATAAGGTTATCGAAGGAACGGTGTCAATTCATGACTAATGCTAACAGAATGACACTTACAGAAGAGCAAGTCGTTGCATTAATGGAGAAGGCTCCAAAGCATAATGTTTTGCGTAATCTCGAGCGCATGGATCCAGTTATATGGCAGAAGAACAATATACGAACAGAGAAAGGTGAGCCTTTAGAGTTTATAAACCGAAGATATCTAGTGCAGCCGATGTCAGACTTTTCACCACACTTGGTGTTTAAGAAAGGCGCACAAGTAGGCGTGACTCAGTTGTCTATTGGCAAGGTGTTGTTCGTGTCAGACACCAGCGAGATGACTACCATATACACCTTCCCTACACGAACAGATGTAACCAAGTTTTCCAAAGCTAGATTTTCCGGCATAGTTAGGGAGTCCCCATATTTGCGTAGTCGTATTAAAAATTATGACAATGCGAGTTTTAAGCAGGTTGGGGACTCTATTATTTACTTCGAAGGAACTTGGACAGAGAGATCTGCTATTTCAGTTCCTTCAGACCTTAACGTGCATGACGAGTTAGATTTCTCGAAGCCAGGAGTTAGGGATGTATATTCCGCTCGTCTTTCGGTTTCCAGCAAAGCATGGGAATGGGATTTCAGCACGCCCACCCTTCCTAAATATGGAATAGATGCTTTATGGCGACAGAGTGATAAACATGTGTGGCGGGTGCGGTGTGATAATTGTAAAAAGAGGCAACAGGTAGATTTTTTCAAAAATATAGAGATAAGAAAGAATAGAGGAGGTAACGATAGGTACTACTTTGGTTGTCGTCGTTGCCACAAGGTTTTAGACAGATCTAAAGGTCGTTGGGAGTCTCTGAAACCGAACAAAGACATTCGTGGCTATTATATACCCCAAACGATATGCGGAGCCATCCCTGCGGCTTGGATAATGAAAGAATATAACCGTTTGAGAAACAAGCCGAACGGGATGAAGACTTTTAATAACTTCAATCTGGGTAAAGCATATGAGAGCGGCCAAGACCTTATTACCAAATCTTTAATAATGAATAGGGTGGTAGCCGGAACTAACGATCAGGGAAAAATATGTATAGGGGTTGACCAAGGAGATATTCTTCACGTTGTGGTTAGCAAGCTAACGGATAAGCGAAGAATCATTTTTATTGGAACCCTAGGAGACTTTGGTGAATTAGAACAGTTGGTCAATCACTACGCATCAACTCACCCTGTGATATGCGTACTCGACGGTATGCCAAACCACCGACCAGCCGTAGATTTGTCCAAAAAGCTTCCTCAGCTATTCTGTTGCTATTATGGTAGCGGAACTTTGGAAAAGGGGCTTGCAGACAAGAAGAAGCTACAAGAAAAAGAGGTACATGTTCCTAGAACAGATTCACTAGATAGCACAGCCGCCGTGTGGACATCGGGCGATTCGGTTATAGAAAACTATATTAATCCAACCACTATAAATGAATTTGCAGAACAAATGTCTAATATGAAGAGAGATGTGATAGATGATCCTAGAACTGGCGAACAAAAACCCATATGGGTAAATACAGGACCTGACCATTACCGTCATGCTGATTTGTACAACTGGCTAGCGTCACAAATGTGGTCGGGTAGATTTAGTGATGAATTGGTTATTAGTGAACCCGAAGTTGATTTATCCCTTGGTGAAAATATATTCTCAGAGGCTGAAACATGGTAACACAAAATATCGACATCACGAAGGAACCTCGTTTTGGAGAGTTGGGTAAGCCAACCCTGCCTAGTTCTTATAATATAGGTGAGAAAGAACTGCACCACCTTCCAGATATCCCTCTTGAACAATTGGACAATATGTTCAAGCAAGATGGGCAAATATCTGGTTTGTGGCGGTTGATCACCACACCTTTACGAGCAAATGATATTCAAGTTCGACCGAAGAATAGTAGGTCTAAAAGGGAAGCTAACTTTATAGAAGAAATTCTTGTTAGCCCTAGTTATAGTGGAGGAATGAGGACCAACTTTCAGTTGGTGATGTCTACCGTGCTTCGTATGTTGCTAGACGGATGGGCTCCTCATGAAATAGTATGGCGATTGGATGAAGACGGTTTTGTTCGGGTAGATAAAATTGCTTATAGGTCAGCAAAGACGCTAACGGTAAGCACGAATAAAAACGGTGAGATAACCAGCTATAATCAGAAACGACTATTCCAGTTCGGTAGTCCGTCGGATGAAGTGATTATTCCTGCAGATAAGATATTGCACTTCACGTTTGGCGCAGAATGGAATTCTGTGTTTGGACGCTCTTTGTTTTTGCAGTCGTTTTATCACTATGAGAAGAAACATAAACTTTATTACATAAGTCATATTGCGGCACAGCTACAAGCGTTGAGAATGCGTGTTGTTAGAGCGCCTGAGGGCGAAGCTGTTGATAAGATACAAAGTATAGTTGAAGCGGTTGCCAAACTAGGGTTTAACTCTACAATAACGATGCCAGAAGGGTACGAACTAGAGATACCAGACATGGGGTCTGGTGGGGTTGACTTGCTTCCTCTTATACAGCATCACGATGTGCAAATGTCCAAGGCGGTGCTTTCTCAAGTTCTCGACGTTGGGGTCGAAGGTAGGACAGGCTCCTTTAACCTCTCAGACACTCACCTAGACATATTCATTACCAACTTGGGCCTAATAGCCAAAAACATAGCAAGCGTGTTGAATGAATCGTTGATACCGAGGCTTATAGAATGGAACTTCGGCACGGATAATTATCCCACGGTTAAGTTCGTTGCTTTTGATAGGGATGACAAGAGATTTATAGCAGACATGTTTAATAGGGTCGCCTCTGCCAAAACGCTTAATGTTTCACCTGAGTTTATGCTTGAAATTGAAAAGCAAATCGCAGATCAGATTGGCATAGATATTAATTATCTCGAAGTCGAAGATAGAATGAAGCAGAAGATTGAGAAACAATTGGAGGATGCATTGTCTGATGATCCCGAAGATGATGGTAAAATCGACGACGAGGATGAGTTCCCCAGTAGCTAGCGTTTTTTGAACTCATTGCAAAGTTTTCTGGAATGGTATAAAGTATTATAGACAGGTTGTTTTCATGCCATACACCATCAGCAATCCGCCTGCCAACATAAAGAGCTTGCCGAAAGGCGCACAGAGACTATGGATACGCACATTTAATAGCGTAGCGAAAGACACAGGAAGCGAAACATCAGCTAGACAAGCGGCTTGGGGAAATGTTAAGAAGAGATACAAAAAAGTTGGAGATAAGTGGGTGAGAAAGACAAACGGATCAGTAGGCACAATTCTGTCAGATAACTCGGTTAAATCTTATTTTACCGCAGAATCTGCCAGAGAAGGCGTGCTTCCGAGATTTAGGAAACAAATTCTTAAAAAGGGGGTTTTCACACATCCACAATTTCCCGATGAGAAGGTGACAATCGGGAATAAAGAGATTAAAGCAATTATCACCGCTTTTGATGCAGGGGCTTTCGACAAGGTTCCTGTGTTGTCTGGTACACATGATGAGGAAAAAATTGAGCGTACCGTTGGAGAGGTGATTGAACTACACAAGACTAAACTTGGTCTTGACGCTGTTGTTGAGATAGCAGATGAACTTGTCGTTCAAAAAATAAAAACAGTTGGCAGTAGTGGCAAAGGGTTGATTTCTTCTGTTAGTGTCTCAATCGGTCCAGTGACAACAGACGATGGCACTAAGTATAAACTAGCCCTATGGCATTTGGCCCTAGTAACTCACCCCCATTTTACTCAAATGGAGGATTTTGAGGAACTGGCGGCTAGACTGCCACATTCTGACGTTCGAATTTTGATAAATGCACAGGGAGGTAATAATGTAAATGCAGAAAATCTTGATGAGAAAACGATACATGTGCGTAAATCTTATTGGGATCAATTCTGCCAAAATTCTACAACTCACTATTGGATAAAAGAGATTCATGATAAGTATATCATAGTTTCTAGCAAGCAAGGTTTGTTTAAGCATCTATATTCCATTGATGGTGATGGTAACGTAGAGTTTGGCAACCCTGTGAAAGTAAAGACCAAATATGTTTCTGCGGAGGTAAAAATGGCAGATAAGAAAACGACCAAGACCCAGAAGGAAGAAGTCAAGGTCGATGTACTCTCATTGCTTTCTGAACACGGGCTTAAATTTGAGTCTGTGGAGGCAATGAAAGAGTCTGTCGACAATGGTAATAAAATCGGCGAAATATTTAGTGAAGCAGGCATTGACAACGGAGATTTTGAAGGGTTGTCAGCCCACATAACTAACCTCTCGTCAGAGCATACTGCTTTGACCGATAGGGTCGCTGGTTTGGAACGATCTAATCTTGAAGTAAAGGCGGAAGTTGATGTAGCCAAGCACATGCGAGAAGGAAAAATCGCA